CCCAAAAATATCCCCGGCGGGACTTTTGGGCAAAGTTTTTGCCCCCTGAGGTTTCCCCCGGGGGTTCTTCGCATCTCGCATCTCGAGCTTGGGCACCCCGACAATCCGTCGGCGCGAAGAACCCTCTGGAGAAGCCTCAGTTTTCTTGACATGAACCCTCCCGAAAGGAGTTGTAAACCATGCCTGTCCAACGCAAAACTGTACCCTCAGCCGAGACAAGTAGGCGCCGTCGAAAGCCGGACACAACTCCCGAAGGCAGGGAGAACCGGCTGATCGCAAAGGCCGAAAGGCTAGCCGAACAGCAGCTCGAGGACGGTACCGCATCAGCTCAGGTGATCACCCATTACCTGAAGATGGGGTCATCTCGAGAACAGAAGGAACAGGCTCGTATCCAAGGCGAGATCGAACTCCAGAAAGCCAAGATCGAAGCCATGGGCTCGACCATGCGACTGGAAGCGATGTACGCCAAGGCCATGGACGCCTTCCGCGGCTACCAGGGTCAGCCTTCCGAAGAGGACGATGATTACGACGATGGCTACTAACAGGTCGTATTCAGAGCTCCGGCGGATAGCCACGTTCGAAGAGCGTTACCGCTATCTAGCTCTACGTGGTCAAGTAGGGCAGGCAACCTTCGGGTTCGATCGGTACATGAATCAGGGTTTCTACACCTCTCGCGAATGGCGTAACGCTCGAGACGGGATCATCATCCGGGACAACGGGTGCGATCTCGGGATCGAAGGCCACGAAATTCACAGAGGCCTATTCATTCACCATCTGAACCCGATCACGCCGGCCCAGATCGAGGCGGGGGATCCTGCTCTGTTGGATCCAAACAACTTGATCACGGTAACGCATAACACCCACAACGCCATTCATTACGGAGACGAGAGGATGCTCCCGAAGCCTCCCGTCGAACGAAGAGCTGGCGACACAAAACTCTGGTAACGAGGAGGAGATTCATGGCCGACAACAAGAACGGACGACCCTGCGGGGACGTTCTGGAAGACGTCGACGATGTCACCGAAGCCGACGTGAACGACGCCGACTTCGACGCCGAGGAGGTTTCGGAATGAGCTACGCATCCGTCAGCGAGAAGCTCGGCAAGGTCGCCGCTGCGACCAAGTCCATTTCCAAGGAGGTCTACGACAAGGCCGCCGCAGCCAAGCATGCCCCCTGGTACATGTGGGGCTACGACGGCGACGTCAGCAACACCGAGCACCACAGCGGGCGAGCCCTGGACTTCATGGTCCGCAACAAGGCCGATGGCGACTGGATCCGGAACTACCTCTGGACCAACCGCAAGCGTCTCCGGCTTCAGCACGTGATCTGGCAGCAGCACATCACCTCGACCGTCACCCAGCCCGGCGTCGTCCGCAAGATGGCCGACCGAGGAAGCCCGACCGAGAACCACATGGACCACGTCCACGTTCTGGTCTTCCCCGGCGACTACCAGCCCCCTTCCTCCCCGAACCCCTCCAACCCCGGCAAGAAGCTGACGGTCGCCGAGGTCGCCAAGGAGATCGTCCAGAAGGGCAACTGGGGCAACGGACCCGAACGCCGACGCAAGCTGCTCTCCCAGGGCTACAACCCCGACGAGGTCCAGCGCGAGGTCGAGCGTCTCCTCAACGAAGACCACGCCGCAACAGGGCCGAAGGGCCGCAAGACCTACAAGCAGCTCGCCGATGAGGTGTGGCGGGGTCTCTGGGGCAACGACCCCGAGCGGTCCAAGAAGCTCCAGGCCGCCGGCTACGACCCGGCTCACGTCCAGCGTGAGGTCGACCTTCTGGCGAACTCGCGACGTCGCTAACAGTCAAAATGGGAGGAGGTTTCCCACGTGGCACAAAGCATCCTCACCAGTGTCAAGAAAGTTCTCGGCATAGCTGAGGAAGACACGTCGTTCGACATGGACATCGTGCTTCACATCAACTCGGTGTTCGCCATTCTCAACCAAGTCGGAATCGGGCCTGAGGATGGGTTCGTAATCGAAGACGCCGACCCCACGTGGGACGACTTCGTTACCGATGTGAAGATGGCCTCGGTTCAGACCTATGTCTACCTCCGAGTCCGTCTTCTGTTTGACCCGCCGACCACCTCGTTCGTCATCGACTCGTTCAAGCGGCAGATAGATGAGATCGAGTGGAGGCTCAACGTCGTGAGGGAAGGAGAATCATGGGTCGACCCCGACCCGGCGCCGATCGCGTCGGAGCAATACTGGTGAGAGACATTTCCCTCACCCACTACGGCGTCAAGGGCATGAAGTGGGGCGTCCACAAGAGCGAGTCCGGGGGATCTTCTTCCTCGGGCAAGTCTCCCACGGCCGGCCTTTCTCCCGACGCCAAGAACGCAAGCCGCCTCCACGACAAGATTCAGACCAAGGGAACGGGGTCGCTTTCCAACCAGGAGATGCGGCAGTTTCTCGAGCGGATGAATCTCGAGCGGCAGTATTCCCAGATGATGTCGCAGCCGCCCGCAAGGTCCGCGGTCGATCGCGGTCATGACCAGGTGAAAAAGTACCTCGCTATCGGTCAGACCTACGAGAACGTACGCAAGTTCATGGACACTCCGACAGGCAAGAACTTGAAGACCGGGTTCAAGGTGGCTGCAAAGGCCGGAGCTGCCTATGCTTCCGGAGGAACTTCCGCGGCAGCAGGCGCCGGCGCTCAGGTGCTCATCCGTCGAGCTCTCGAGAAGTAGAAAGGAGGGCTGACGATGGCTCTGTCGAACACGGCTACTCCTTTCTACTATGGGAGATTCCGTGACGCGGTGATCAGAGGCGATATTCCTGTCAATCGGGAAGTCTCGTTGGAGATGAACCGTATCGACGCACTCATCGCCAACCCGAACATCTACTATGATCCGGATCCGGTAGAAGGTTTTGTCAAGTACTGCGAAGGCGAGCTCACCCTCACCGATGGCACAGATCTTCACCTGCTCGACTCGTTCAAACTCTGGGCAGAACAGATTTTCTGCTGGTACCACTTCATCAACCGCAGCGTTTATGTCCCCGGCGAGAACGGGGGCGGAGGCCGCTACGTAGACAAGGTCATCAAGAAGCGCCTGACAACCAAGCAGTACCTCATCGTTGCTCGAGGTGCGGCAAAGTCGCTTTACGAGTCCTGTCTGCAGAGCTATTTCCTCAACATCGACGCCGCGACGACGCACCAGATCACAACGGCGCCGACGATGAAGCAGGCCGAAGAGGTCATGTCCCCCGTTCGGACTTCCATCGTCCGAAGCCGCGGTCCTCTCTTCGCATTTCTCACAGAGGGATCGCTCCAGAACACCACGGGGTCGAAAGCCAACCGAGTCAAACTGGCTGCGACCAAGAAGGGCATCGAGAACTTCCTGACGGGTTCGATGCTCGAGATCCGACCGATGACGATCAACAAACTCCAGGGTCTCCGGACCAAGGTAGCAACTGTAGATGAGTGGCTATCCGGAGATCTGCGAGAAGACGTCATCGGTGCTATCGAACAGGGCGCCTCTAAGCTGGACGACTACCTTATCGTGGCAGTCAGTTCAGAGGGAACCGTCCGTAACGGTAGCGGCGACACGATCAAGCTTGAGCTTCAAGACATTCTCAAGGGTGACTACAACGCGCCCCATGTCTCGATCTGGCACTACAAGCTTGACGAGTTGGAGGAAGTCGGCGACCCCTCTATGTGGTTGAAGGCCAACCCAAATCTCGGGAAGACCGTAACGTATGACGTATACCAACTCGACGTTGAACGAGCCGAGAAGGCGCCCGCGGCCAGGAACGACATTCTGGCGAAGCGTTTCGGGATTCCGATGGAGGGTTACACGTACTTCTTCACCTACGAGGAGACTCTGCCTCATCCTTACCGCGAATTCTGGGAGATGCCTTGTGCACTTGGCGCTGACCTTTCCCAGGGTGATGACTTCTGTGCATTCACATTCCTCTTTCCACTGCGAGATGGGAAATTCGGCGTAAAGACCCGAAGCTACATTACGTCGTTGACGCTGATGAAGCTGCCGGGAGCTATGCGCCAGAAGTACGAGGAGTTCATCAACGAAGGAAGCCTCCATGTTCTCGAGGGCACGATCCTCGACATGATGGAGGTATTTGATGACCTGGATGCGTTCATCCAGGAATCTGCCTATGACGTGCGCGCGTTTGGTTTCGACCCCTACAACGCTAAGGAGTTCGTCGCCCGCTGGGAAGCGGAGAACGGCCCATACGGCATCGAGAAAGTGATTCAGGGGGCGAGGACTGAGTCTGTCCCGCTTGGGGAACTCAAGGCTCTTAGTGGATCAAGATTGCTCATTTTTGATCAAGGGCTCATGACATTCGCCATGGGTAACGCGATCACCATGGAAGACACAAACGGCAACCGTAAGCTTCTCAAGAAGCGACAGGAAGCCAAGATCGACAACGTGGCCGCAATGATGGACGCATTCGTTGCGTACAAGTTGAACAAAGACGCGTTTGATTGAGCCCCTGAAAGGAGTTTGCAAAATGGGCGATGAGCTCATCCACTATGGTGTCAAGGGCATGAAGTGGGGCGTCCGAAAGGCGCACACCGGAAACCTCAACAAGGCTGCGAGCCGTCTCGAGCGGGTGGCGTCGGGCAATGGATCTCTCAGGGACAAGATCGGAGCCGCTAGTACATCGAGCGTTTACGGTCTCGCCAAGCGAGGTCTGAAGGGTAACTCGGCCCACCGAGCGGAGAAGATCCGGGCCGCAGAGAAGCGTCTCGCCACCGGAAAGGCAAAGGTCGGCGACATCCTCAACGCGTACGGATCCGCCAACCTGATCACCCTCGCGCTCGCCGCGCACAAGAAGTCGGACCATGAACTCCCCCAGTGAGATCACGCACTATGGCGTGAAGGGGATGCACTGGGGTGTCCGAAAGAACACCCCGACGAACGCCGGCTACACCAAGAACCACCAGAAGACAGACCGGAAGAACCACGGTCAGGGCGGTGTCAAGAGGATCAACCGCCGGATGAACAAGGGCCAAGACCTCGCAACTGCTCGGAAGAACGAGTTCAAGTACCGGCGGCGAGTTCGAAGTTCCATCATCCTGGCGTCCACCTCGGTGAAGTACCGAGAACAGCTGAAGGTCGGCGCCCAAGTTGCCGGAACACTCGCCAGCCTGGCCGCCGGCATCGCTGTTCAGCACATCGCCGTCAAGGCTGAGACCAACCGAGGGAGAGCTGCCGCTGCTAACGCGATGGGTCTCCCCCGAATGGCTACCGATGGGCCGACCTTCTCCAAGCAGAACCGCAAGGGCATCTACGACATCTCATCACTGTAAGGGGGGATCCTCTATGTCAAAATGGGAGAAGAATCCTCAAGACAAGGTGGTGCACTATGGTGTCAAGGGGATGCACTGGGGTGTCCGGAAGGAAGATGACGGAACGAATCGTTTCACATCTGGTGGGCTCGCTATGGACTCGGGCTTCAATAAGAAGACCAGAGATGCCGCCGTCGAAGTAACGAACCTGATACGGGATCGTTATGGCTACGACATCAACACAGTGAAGACAATCGGTCCTGATCACCCCGAGTACCCGGGAACTCTGGCTTACGTAGAGAACGTCAACCTCGTTAAGGGCGCAGTTCACGGGACAATCTTCATGCAGAAGAAAGATTTCACCCCGGTCTTGAGCGAGGCGGAGTCGTCGGGTTGGATGGCACCGGGAACCGCAAACACACGAGCGCTTCTCACTCACGAGAGTGCTCATTCGGTTTTTCACTCGGATCAAAAGCCTGTTAACGGCTTTCTCGGCCCCAAGCGTGTAGGTAGTAAGGTCAAA